ATATCATCCCCTAGCGATTTTATAGCCCCCTACCCATTAATAAATTATTTATTTTTTTTATTCTCTGGTAACCATAGCTCTCTATCACTAGCTACATCTTTACCATCTATATAAACCCTTATCATATCTCCTTCTTCTCTTATGGTTAGCCTATATAACTCTCCATTATCTTTAGTTATGTATTGATTACATATTGTCTTTACTATCATAACTCATTTAGTTTATTATCCATATCTATTGCTACTTCTACTATTGTATTACCTATCTCCTTATCCTTACATATATTATCTAAGTGTTTGTTTATACACCTTAGTAGTGAGTTAGCCTTATGCTTAAGCTCTTGGCTTAGTTGTTCTTCTTCTATATCATCTCTTAGTATGATTAGTAGTCCTGCTATCTTAGTTAGTTTGTTCATAATCTGTTGGCTTTACCATCCTTATATCCTTTAATAAACCCTATTATAAAGGCTGTTATAGGATAGGCTATTATGATTAGTACTATTGTTAGTATCATTCTTTTTCTTTATGTATTAAATAAGCTAATAGTAATATTGCTAAACAGTATAATATAATCATCTCTTATGCTTATTACTTTCTTGAGTACCTATATGATATATATTTGTTACTATTCCCAACTCTTTTAGCTCTTGTCCACAATACTCACATAGTTCTTTAGACCTTTGAGCCTTTTTTATATGTACATCCTTGCGTGGTGTTTGTGTACACTTATCATTAATGCAGTAGTATTTATATGTTGTCATACGTTGCTCATTTTTAAACAAATGTAAAACAAATATATTAAAATCAAAAACTTTTTGCTGTTTTTTTATTGTGGCATATATGACATAGGCATCTTAAATTATCTATATCCCACTTGTCGCCACCTTTAGAAATAGGCTTAATATGGTCAACTACTTCGCTTTTTGTTGTTTTCCCTTGTCGCAAACATTCCTCACATAGTGGATTTTCACGCCTTAATGCTAAAGAGTACTTTCTCCACCTTGTTGAATTATAAAAAGATTGGTTTTCGTGGCTTATGCCCTCAAATGGCTTTTTCTTGCATTTATCACAATCATCTCTTTTGATTTTATGACATTTACCACATATTGTCTTTTTCTTTATCAATCTGCTACTAATAATAATTCAAATTCTACACTAGCATCTGTTGTACCACTTGCTTTAGCTAAAAATCCTATATCTGTTTTAGCTGGAAATGGGTCGTAGCTTTTATGGGTATATTCAAATGCTCCTTGAGTTCCTACATTAGCCTGTTGTAACCTCATTACTCCAGTATAACTACTTGCTACATCATCTGCGTTTTCTCTTTTAAAAAAGTAAAAATCTGTTGTTTTTGTTCCTGATACATCACTTGAGTATTGTTGTGTTAATATGTAAGCCGTATATCCATTAGGTACAGTATAAGCGCCTATTAATGATTGACCTAAACCAAAAGAGCCCTCTAAGGGTATTGTTGCATAAGTAGTCCCAGCGCCTTGTATTCTTACTGTGATTGTTCCAGCGTGTGAGCTAGTTGAAGCACTAGCATAAGCACCTGACTTAGTAATATAAGCTCTAAAAACTCTTAACCAAGTACCACTTATGTTAACTGCTGTTTGTCCATTTGTTGCGTGAGCCGCTGTCGTTACTGATTGTAAATCCCAGTTAGCATCTAACCCCTCTATTGTTATTTCGTGCATTCCTGTACTATTTAAAGCATCTGTTGTAGCACTTGATACAAATTCTAAACTTACTGCTGCTGTAGGTGTTTGATATATACCACCTAAACTAACAGGCACTAAAGAAGTTGATATGTTTGTATTTCTACCAAATTTATGGACAAATGAATGTCCTGCTACATTACCCTTTGCTACTTCTAATAAAAAATCACTATTTCCTATATAACTCATAATATTATTTTAAATTCCATTGTGTACCGTTATAAACTAAATGCCAACTATCATAATTTGCGTTCATTGGCTGTGTTGCTGCTCCTAATATGTTATTACCATTTCCATCTACTGTAACTGCATTACTACCACAACTACCAACACTGTCTATTATTTCTATTTCTCTATTTGTTGTTGGGCTTGCTTCTAATGTTATTGTAAAAGCTCCTCCACTTGAATCTACATATATCCTTTGGTCTGTATTTACTATTGTATAATTAGCAGTCTTTGTTGAGCTGTTTTTTATTACTCCTTCTCTACTTAAGCAGTATAGTTTTTTAGCATCTGTAAATGCTTCTGTTGACAAACTAACTCCATTATACCAACATATAGAATCATCCTCAAACTTTACAGAATATTGTCTATCTGTGTCCCATAAATGCCCTACTCTTCTGAATACACTACCACTACCTATATTGCTTGAAATAGGGTAAAATCTATATTCTGAATTAGTACCAATCCAACTAACAATACCATATTTAGTTGTGTCAAATACATCTGCTGCTATTATATCTCCTACCTCATAGCTAGGGTCAGCCCCACTATCTGAATAAACACCATTTTGTTCTGCTATTAAAGCCGCTATGTTATCTGTGCTTATAGCGCTATCATATAGTTGTATTTCATTTAACAAAAAGTTAGCACCCGAACTAGTTCCTGCTGCATCTCCAATAGCCATTGCATTTGCATTAGTATCTACTACTCCACTTTGTGTGTTATCTGTATCTGTGCTTACTCCATCAATATAAAGCGTAAGAACATCATTAGACCACACTAAGTCTATATCATAAAAAGTATCTGTTGTTAATGTTGCTGTTACTGTCGCTGTTCCACTTGCTACAAATAAATTAGCAGTTAATACATTTGTGGTGTAGTTATAATTAAAGCCTATTTGACTTACTTTACCGTATATTGATTTTGTGCCTGTTCCTGTTTGTACTTTTACAGCTAAATGAACAGATATGGCAGCCTCTCCATCAAATAAATCCTTGCTTGTTAGTGTTATTTTATCCGTAGTAGCATTAAATACAGCATCATAACCAACTCTAGTAGAAGCAGCTATTGTAATATTGCTTCCTGTTCCATTGTTGCCATTTTCACTATAATCTCTTATAGTAGTTGCGCTATTCTCGTTAAAATTATATATCAATCCAGCCATTAAGGATAATTTGTTAAGTTAGTTTGATTTGATTGAATTGGTGATTGTGTACCACCTACTATCTTATTTGTTGATATAGGGTCGTTACCGTTTGCTGCTGCTGAAGTGTCTATGTCTAAACCTATCACAACTACCCCCGTTTCTTCTGAATAAGTAGGAGATACGGCAGAATAGTCTGCTAACTCAAATAAATCAACACTCCATTCATTAGTTTCTACCATATATTCATAAGTCCTTATCCAAAACTCTACACTACTTGTTGCATCTTGTATTGAGTTATAAGGCTCTATCTCCCCTATTAGTTCTCCGTTTAATATCTTAACAAAGCCACCTCTTAAATCTCTTAATTGTCTTAATAGTAAGTCTAATATACCAAATGTTTCTACTTTTCCACGCCTAGCCCATACATCGGTTATTTCTCCTGTTGATAACCTAAAAGAATTTAACGTATTAGTAGAAAGACCATCTCCGTGTATCACCTCTATTTCTTCTATCTTTTCATCTTCATCTATTTTAGCGTATAGTATCAATTCGCTAGGTGGTGGTGATTCGTTAGGTAAATAAACTAACTTAAAGCACTTTTGACCTAATGAAATCCAATCAAATGTAAAATCAGAGTTTGTACCTATGTAACTAAACCAATTAGAATAAGGTTTATAAACTTTTATACTAAAGTCATATATTCCGTTCTGTGGTAAAGTTGGTAAAGTTTGTTCTATTGTAAATACTTCATAAAAGTTATAAACAGAACGAACAACTCCTTTATCTTCAAATCCTTGTTTTTTAAATGTTGCTCTACGTGGTAAAGTTGTCCAACTATATCCATTGTCTGCATCTCCATCTAAATAATATGTACCAAATTTAATCTCCACTTCCCATACAAACTCTAAAGAACCGTAAAAGAACATACTAGGCGAATTATTTATATTTCCCCCACTTGCTATATTTACATTAGCCCTAAATATAAAGTCAAAACTAAACTGCAAAGAATCCGCTGTTGATGTTGGTATGCCTGTCTTTGTTTGCGACATATAAATACTAGTGTCTATTGCTACTTGTTCCTCTTGTGCATCACTAGCGTTATTAAATATAAAGAAGTCATCCGTACCATTAAGAGCATAATAAGCATAGTAAGTACTTGGGTCATCCCCTGTAAAACTCCAATAACTTGGCGTTGTGTAATTATTGTTCCCTACTGCCGTATTAGACCTTTTTTCAAAGCAACCATTTTTAATTAAATTACTATCTTCTATATCTAAACTATCTGTGTTGTATGTTACCTTAATTCTGTTTAAAGGTGGCTCTATACTCATTTCAGTACTTGGTGCAACTAATACTAATTCATTAGCGTTGCCAAAATCTGCTCCTGTTGTTGTTCTTTTGTTTGTGGTTAAGTTTCCAGTAAAATCTACTGTAACTGTGCTTTCACTACCAGCTCTAGGTATAAACTCCCTATAATATATTGTTGTTTCTTGATAACCTTGTGGTTGCCATATTTGCCATTTACCCTCTGCTATATAAATATGAGCATTGAAAGGCTTTAATATCTCGTTTATTACATCCCAACAAAAAAATCCTACTTCTGTGGGTTGGTCTTTATCTTCTTCTTCTTTATATACACTAGGGTCAACATATATTTGGTTAAATGCTGAATCACCCGTAGTAGAGTTTATAGAATCTTCATAAATTAAATTAAACTCTCTTATGTTTAATGGAGTAGGTAGTTTATTTAAGGCTAATCTTAATACTTCTATAATTGTTTTTTGCCCTGTGTATAAAGTACCACTATTATCAAATCTAATATACTTTAAATGATTTAAACCACAAGTAAACTCTAATACACTTACATAAGGTGGTTGGTCGTAAGGCTCTGTAAATATCTCACTTTGGTTATACCCTACAAATTTAGTAACTGGTGTTCCATTAGGGTCTTTTATTAACTCTACTTTATAATCTCCCCATCCTGCCGTTCTAAACTCTGAAAATTGTCCCTCTGTTTGATTAAATATACCAAAGGTTAATTTAGTACCTAATACGTTTTCTAATATATCGCCATCTCTACTTAGTTTGATAGAATCTTTTTGTATAAAGTTTATCTCACTATCAGAGCCACCATAACCATCTAAATATATTTTTAGTTTCCATTCTTCGGTTGTGTAAGTCTTTATTTGCTTAAACGTATAAGTATATTTTAAAGCGTATGCCATTTATCTACTATAAGATTGGTTTTTATTATGTCTGTTTAGTATTCCTACTAATTCATTACCTTGTATTCTAAACACTACTTCTCCACCACTATCGCCACCACCTATCATATTTTGTAGTTTATCTAAAGGACTTATTACCTCTGGATTACTTCTAGTTGTTCCTCTACCCTCTCCTACTAATCCCATTGTTGGCGCAGTAACTAAACCACCTTCTGCGAATGGTGTGGCACTATCTGAAAGCAAATTACTCATTGCGGCTGAAACTGCTATTAAAGCAATACCAGCACCAATAGCTGCAAATGGATTAGCAAATAAAGTCTTTAATGATTCTTTAGCTAATAAAGCCGCTGTACCCAATGCAACCATTTGTTTACCTATTCCATCTATAACTCCTGCTATCTGCTGTAAAAATTGTTGACCTATTGCTGTTACATCTCCACCAGCTAAAGCAGTCCCTAAAGCCTCTCCCATTGTTGAAAATCCCATAACTACTCCTTGAGTAATTCCATCACTCATAACTCCACCTATCTCTTGACCCATTTCAGCGTATCTCTCAAAGTCATTCATAGCCTCTCCACTACCAACTTCTAATTCTACTTTTGCTGGTATTGCTAATCTTGCTTTAGGGTTATCCTGTATTTCTTTATTAATATTATCTACCTCATTACTTATAGCCTTTGTGACTCCACTAAGTTTTGATGTTACGGGTTCAATTTTAACAAAATCCCTTAGTTCTTTAGCCATTTTCTTTTGGGCATCTGTTAAAACTACGACTTCTTTTTTTGTTCTACCTAGCTCCGTTCTTAAAGGTTTAAATGTGTTTATTTTCTCTTGTGCCGCTTTACCTACCTTTTGTAGTGCTGTTTTATATTCCTCTAAACTTAATTCTCCACTATCATAAGCAGCCTTTAAATTAGTTACTGTTATCTTAGTGTTGTTTAATGTTCCTTTTAAAGTTGTTGCTGCGTTTACTCCTGCTGTTAGTTGTTGGTTGAATTTAACCATTGCAGCTCCAGCACTAGAATTAATTAACCCTCCTAGTTTTTGCCACCAAGCCAATGTATCATCATCAGCTAAAGTTTTCATAGCTTGTGATGTTTCTATTAGTTGAGGTATTAATGGCTTTAAACCATCGCTTATTACTTTTCCTATACTTTCTTTAAAATCTCCGTAAGCATTGTTTAATTGCTCAACACCACCTAACCCTTCGTTAGCCATCTTCTCTGCTGCTCCACCTACTGAATCTGTTAAGCCCTGTAATGTTATTTCAAAATTCTCACTTAATGAGTTGGTAGATGTCAACGAAACACCATACTTTTCTAATGTTGTAGAGCCTGTTGCTAATGCACTTGTTACTTCTTTTGCTGCCTTACTTAATGGTTTCCCTGTTTGAGCTGCTAAATCTTGAACTAATGGAGTAAGTTTATATACTTGGTCTTCTGTAAGTCCCATAGTAGCAAGTTGGGCTTGCATAGCCATTGTTGCTTCATCCCCGTATCTTGTTATGTTTTGTAATTCGCTTGCTTGTCTTTGAAGGGCAGAAGATGTAAAACCTAATGCGTTTTCTAATTTCTTTTGAGCTTGTATTTGCTCATCATAAGCACTTAATGAACTAGAAAGAAAAGAAGAAATACTTGATACAGCAAAAGCACCAGCAATAGCACTACCTAAACCTCTCATTCCTTTTGTTAAAGAGTCGGTTTCTTTTTGAAAGCCTTTTAGCTTGCCCCTTGATTGTTTTACACCTTTACTAAATTGGTCGGTTCTTAGTCCTAAACTTACCCATATTGAACCACTACTTTTAGCCATTTAATTAAAATATTTTAACTCGCCATTTTCCATTCTAGCGATAACATTTGTTTTTTTACTACACCACAAATTACCTTTGGTGTCTAAATATCCCCTCACTTTACCATTCCTTATTAATGGCTCTTTCTTGTTTGAGTTTTGTTTTATGTATTCCTCTGTTATGGTTGTTTCTTTTTCCCACCAAAACTTTAAATACTTCTGCCTACTGTCGTTTCTCCCTTTCTTTGGAATACTACAATAAACTGTGTAACCAATTTCTCTCAACAAATAAAGGGTTTCCCTATGTAGCGATTCGTTATATTCACGCTTCATCAAGAAACCCTGCTCCATTAATATAATATCTTTAGGTTGTAATTCCCAAAACTCTTTAGGTTTTAACCCTAGAAAACCGTAAGCGACTTTCTGCACCTCATCCCAATCCCACTTATTAGATTTTTCGCCTACTTTTTTTTTGTAGCCTTATCTAATCCAAATGCTTTTGTTATTAACACAGAAACTTCTCTAGCAGCATCTATATACTGATTTGGTTTGATTGCTTTTGATGAGTTTATACTAGTAAAGTCATTAAAAGAGTCAAATTCATCACTCACAGTAAAAAAAATAAAGTGAGCCAAGTCTTTTGTTGTAAAGCTAGATGCATTATTCATTAATGTAATTATATCTCCTTTATCAAAATGTTCTTCAATAGCGAAAATAACTTCATTATCAATTCTTGGTTTTAAGTCTCTGTCTCCGATTTTCATATATTATAGTTTATGTTAAAGCTATATAAGTTAATTCTCCAGTTCCTTGAAATTCAACACTAAATGTAGCAGATTCTTCTACTCCTCCAGACTTCTCTAAAGATGTTAAATAAGCCATTCCTTGCTCATATTCCTCTCCTGATGTGTTTGTTGAAATTCTTACACTAACTTGACTTCTATCTCTCCAGATAGCTGCTAAGTCATTAAATCCGTAAGCTGATTCTAAGTCAATAAATCCTTCTGCTGATGCAGACCAATCTCTCATTCCTTCTAATGATTCTTGATAACCTCCTGAATCTTTACTTGATGCATCTCTTACTGAATGGTTTCTTGTGAAGCTGGTAGATGTACAGTCAGCCACTTTAGTTCCTCCGATGTATATTTTTATCTCGGTAGCATTTTTAATTGCCATATCTTAAATTTTTGTACCCTATTACTTAATAGAGTTGGTTTTACAAATATAATTATTTTTTATCTTTATTACTTGTTTTAGGCTTAGTTTCTTTTTCAAGTTCTTTTTCAGCCTCTAACTCGATTCGCTTTTTCTCTTTAGCCGCTTCGATTTTAGCTTGTTTTTCTCTTTGTTCTTCTTGAAATCTCTCTTTAGCTTTAGATGTTTTTATCTGCTCTTTTTCAGACTGCATTAAACTTCTAGCGTTGCCTTGATTAATTAAGTTGTTACAAAAGTCATCTGTGCCTTCCATTATTAAGCCAGCCTTCTTTTTAACTCCTCTCATCTCTATATCTTTTATCAATAGTACTTGCATAATTTATTATTTTACCAGCCTAAACGTATAGGACTGCATTATTAAAAATATTCGGTCTGCATCTGCATAACCAAATTCTTCATCATTATATTTTACTGATTGTATATTTAAACTTTGTACCGTTCCAGAGTATCTATCTAAAACATCCCTTACTGCATCTGCTAATACTTTAACCGTTTCTGGGTTTTCGTGCCATACTTCTACGTGGTAAGTAATAACATCTAAAGGGCTTACTCCATCCTTTATATTGTGAGGCTCTAAAGTTTCTTGTGTATAAACTATATAAGGAGCTACAACTTGCTCAATAGCCATAAAAGGATAAATACGGTTAGATACATACCCACTTACAGTTGCATCGTTTGAAAGTAAATTATATATTGCTTTTCCTATCATATACTATCTATTTGTTTTTGTATTTGACTGGCTATTTTTTCTGCTAAAGATTCGCCTATCCTTCTTCTTACCGCTGGCTCTGACTTCTTAACTACTCTTGGTACTGGGTTTGTATTTCTAACAAATCCATCTCCCCTTGTCTTATGTGATAATAAAGCTAAGTGATGATACCAAGCACCCTCCCCATCATTTTGTCCCTTAGTTCTTGAAAATTTAAAGAAAACACCAGCCATAAATGTTTTTCTATCGCTATTTTTCATTAGCTTAGTTTTTAAAGACCTTTTTAATTCTCCCTTATCTTTTGGTAGTTTTGTCTTTATTTCTTTTGATACGGTGGTAGCACCTTTCTTTAATGATGAATTAACAAGCCTACTAGCTATACTTTGCCTTTCTACTTTTAAAAGTAAACGGTCTAATTTAGCTCCATTTTCTAATTTTATGCTTAACCCATCCATTACGTTTGCTGTAATTTAGAACACATTAAAATCATTCCTTGTTGTCTTTGTATTTCTTTTATGTCCTCTATTTTATAATAATCTCCATTGTAATAAACTCTCATTTGATTTGTTACAGTAGAAAACCATCTTGTTTTAAATTCTACTATCCTTGATGTAGTACGGTTTTTATCATCTGTATTTTCACCTCCAGTCTTATGTACAAAACTAGCCCAACAAGCTTTATGAACAGTCCAACTCAAAGACCTAAAACCCGAAGCACCTATAACTTCTGACTTTACCTCTATGTTTATTCTCTTATCTAAACGTCCACTTTTCATAAATCAACTATTGAATCTATTTGCTTTGTTTCTAATTCTTTTACTGCTTCTTCAAATGTTACCTCATCCCCTGATAATATCTTGTAATCCCAAATGTTAACATCGCTTTTAATATCTATTAAACATCCAAAGCCTACATCTATTATATGAGCTACATACTTCTCAAACTTCTTCATACTGTTATTATCTAAACCTACTTGAATCTTATCGTAAATATCTCCTTTCTCTAATTCTCTTTCTAATATATCCCTTTTAATACATCTTCCTGCTCCTATTAATATCTTATAATCAAAATTCTTAGCCTCTTTACTTACTGAATCTAAAAATGTTACTTTACTTATTCCTAATATTGGAGTTTCATTTTCCATATAAGGCTCATAAGTTTTTAATAGTCTTTCTGTTATTATATCATCATCTCCTAAATTCATCAAATAGTCAAAAGGATATTTAACAGCTTCTCTTATTCCTATATTCATTTTAGTTCCTAGACAATCATTAGGAGCATTTACATATTTAAACCCCCTATCAAATGCAGCAACTTTAGCCCATTGCTCACTAACTATACAAAGAACGTCTATATCGTAACTCTTTTGTAACTTCTTTAGATTATCTAAACAAATTAGAGTTATCTTTTCTCTTTTCCAAATCGGTAATAATACTAATATCTTAGCCAAAATGTTTTACTCTATAAAATCCTAATAACTGTTTTACATTATCTGGTAAAGGTATCTGTGATGCGTTTGTCATACTTACATTAACACCTTCTCTATTCTCATATAAATGAGAAATCATTAATTTAACAGCGTGTATTATATCCTCTGGTATATCTGTTGAGGCATCCCCATATCCACATATATAAATAATCTCAATAGGATTAATAGTGCTTGTAGATGTTGTTGGAAATCCTGCGCTTACACCCTCGTAAATAGTACTTACATCATCTAATAAATCTACTTGGTAGTTAGAAGTAGATAATGTTTGCTGTGTTTCAGAACTATCATAGTATTTTACACTTGTTACACTTTGTACTGGAGATACTTTTAATTCTATTTTTTCTCCAAAAGAGTTCTCATTTTGCCTCCACGTTTGAGTAATAAATACTCTATTGCAGTAATTCTCACATATTCTCCTAGCCGTTTTTATAATACTTGTTATGTAAGTATCATCGTAAGATTCGCCCTCATATCTTAAATGCGCTCTTGCTTCTGCAACCGTTACTGGTTCTACTGCTGGTTCTGATGTGATTTGATAACTCATTTTTTCTTATTAAACTTTTTAAGTTCCTTTTTCAAGTTGCTGTTTTCTTCTGATAATTCCTCTACCTTTATTTTAAGGTTAGATACCTGCTCTTTTAAGTCTGTCACCTCTTGTGGCTCTGTTGCTTCCTTACAAGTTCCATTAGCAATTAATCTATTGGCTAATCCTTCTTCTAAATCATACTCATTTGTTGGAAGTAACGGTTTATCTTCATAAACCATAGCCCAAATCATTTCTACTCTTTTTGTTTTCATATCTTTAAATTAAAAAGGGGTGGTGATAGACACCACCCCTTAAAGTTAAGTTACTTATTTATTATGTTACAATTTGTAGCATATGTTTAACAGCTGAAGTGTCCATTAAACCAGAATCAGTACGTAAGAATCCAACAAATACTACTTGGTCAGCAGTCATATTAATTTCATCTGAACGTCTAATTGATAAATCCATTACATCTCTAATGTAGAATTTCTTGAAATCTCCATAAAGAACAGATTTAGTATAATCAGCCATAGTTGCCATATCTTGATTAACTGTGTATGGGTCACCATCAATAGTTGAAGGCGCTCCACCTACAACTCCTGGTTGCCATAATGATTGATTAGCACTTGCTAAAGCTACTTGCTTTAATTTATTTAAAGTGTTGTCGTTAAACATCCAAGAACCATTCATTCTGTAAGCTGGGTCAACTGAATGTTTAAGGTCTAACAATTCTAAGAAAGTAGTTGTTGTACTTGCTGCTGATAATTTACCAAAGCTAGAACCTGTTACTACTCCTTCTGGTTGAGCAGAACCTGTACCAGTTGTATAAGCTGTATTAGTACCTCTTGCCATTCTCTCAACAAACAATTCTCTTACATATTGCTCAATATTAAAGCTAGAATCTTGAATTAACTCGTTAGGAACAATAATCTTACCAGTTGTGTACTTGTAAGCATTCATTTGTTTAGTTCCTAAAGTAAATGCTGATTCACTTGCTCCAGTATTAATAGACAATAAAGAAGCTGAATTACTTGTATCATCACTTGTTGGAAAGTCTAAGTTATTCCCTGTTGCTGTTGGTATAATTCTTGCAACACTTCTAACCCCTCCGAAATCTTGTAAAGACTTAATGTATTCAGAAGCTAAAGAAGTTGGAATAAAATAACCACCACCAGTTGTTGTAACTGTTTGCGCTCTGATAAATTGCTTATCTTCATTTGTTAAAGCATCTCTCAAATATCGGTCATAAACTTCTACTTCTCTTTTTTGGTCTCCTAATACTTGCTCAATATCTTTTTGGCTTCTTTCAGCTACCTCTAAGTTTCTTTCTTCATCTTGAGATTCTTTCTCATTTAAAGTTTCAAAACGTCTAATGTTTTTTTCTAAGTTAGTATCTCGTGCTGCTAACTCATCAAATTTCACTAAATCGTCTGCGTTCCATTCTGCCTTATCTCTGTTTCTGTCGGCTATGGATGTCATTTCATCAACTATCTGACCTCTTTCGTCTTTTAGTTTTTTTACATCATATTTACTCATTATCTAAATTTTTGTGTGAGGCATCTTTACCTCATTAATAAAATAATTGTACTAGGCTTCTCCACCTAGCGATTTATTTAGTTTGTTGTCTCAAACTTATCTTTCTCAAAGTTAGTATTTTTTCTCGATAATTTGGAATTTTATTTGGTGTTTCTTCTTTTTCTTCCAATATTGTTTCGTTAACTGTTAAATCTCTAAAATTTTCTGGTACTTCACATTCTACTACTTCATCACTAGAACGACCTATTCCAACTGTTGGGTCTGCTGGAACTCCTACAATAGAAATTTCATAAGGCGACCAATCAGTACTTCTATAAGTTGGTGCTTCTCCTTCTTTTTCTTCTTCTAATGTTAGGTTTCTTAATTCATACCCAAATGATACATTCTTTCTTATACCATCTAAAACATCTTGATATATTTCTTGTCCTCTTTGGCTTTGTGAGAATTTAATTTTAGCCATTCCCCTACCATTTTCTATCTTAGCGCCTAAAACAACTCCTATCTGCCCTCCTTTATGGTCTTCTAATACTGCTGCTGAATTATTCAATCTTGACAAATCAACGCTCTTAGGGTTGTGGTCTAATATCTCATTACCAAAGTATCTCATTACTGGTAATTCTGAACTGAACGACAATTCAACCGTTCTATCATCTTCGTTTACTTCTCCTCTCTCAAAGTTAAGTGTTCTGTATTGTTTCTTTATCTGTGTTTTCATCTTTTTTAGTTATTGCGGCTTGATTTGAGCCTTTTTCATCTATTGGAGCTGTGTTTGTTTGCATCCAATAAGTATCTCCACCCTTATATGGATTCATATTTTCTAATTTTCTTACATCATTAGCACTTAAAAATCCGTTTTGTATTCCTACCTTATGTGCTTCGTATCTTGTTTTAATATCTCCCCTTAAAAGTCCTTCCATATTAAACTGTGGATAAACTTCTGATTTCTCTTGTTCTCTAAATAGTTTTCTATGTAATTCTTGTTCTATGTTTGTTACTAATGGAAGTATAGAATGTTTTACTAAGTTTAAATCTTGTGCATCTATATTAGTGAAAGTTGCGTGTGATAAGTCTGCAATCATATGTGGTGGTAATGTAAACCATCTTGCTATATCCTCAATAGAAAATCTTTTAGTTTCTAAGAATTGTGCTGAATCTGGGGGGATAGATATTTGCTGATACTTTAAACCCGCCTCTAATATTGCTGTGTTATGGTTGTTTTCTGAGCCTGCGTGTCTTTTATTCCAAGATTTAGATAATCTTTCAAATGACTTCTCATTTAATACTTGGTCTGTGCTTAATACTCCGTTTGTGTTTGCTCCGTTCTTAAAGAATGATGCTCCAAATACTTCTGTGGCTTTTGCTGAACCTAAGTTATCTTTTGCGTGGTCTATTACACTTTGCCCTATTACATTATTCCCTTTACCTCTAAAGTGTAGCATTTGGTATTGGTCTGCTTTTATCTTTGTGCCATCATCTAATAAAATGTAGTACATTAAAACCCCCTTTTCTATCTCAACCTTTGCTATATTATTTGGGTGTATTGGCATAATAGATATAGGGCGATAATTACCACCTTTCTTAAAATCTATTAAACAATAAGCATTACCCCATAAAAGTATATGAGGAATAATTATTTGCCTCCATACAAATGAAGTCATTAATTGATTAGGCTGCATTGCTAACAGCTTATAAATAGGATGTGATTTATCTTTTATTTTAGTGTTGCCACTTTCTCTTATAATGTGGATTGGTAAAGATGATATTGCATTGGCATAAACTGTAACAGCAGCATAAACACCACTCAAAGCCATTGAGTTCTCTTTTGTTATCCTTACACCTGATGCTGTATTAGTACCTAAAAAGGCATCGTACCACTTGCCAGACTCAAAATCATCTTGAGCCTGTGTTCTTTGTTCAGACCCTTGATTGATGTTAAAAATTCTTTGGAAGAAACCCATTAAATCTATATAGTGTCGTATAACTTTATACGATTAACTGCAAATATAATAAAAATTTATTTAACTATTGAAATATTTATTTACTATTTCTGTTTGATAATCACAATTATTAGCTTCTACTTCATATATCGTGTTAGGAACGTGCTGGTATTTAAAATAATCTTCTGAATGTGGTAAGGCTAAAATCATTTTATTTTGTTTATGAGCTTCTATTCCTATCCAAATATCAGCCATATTTGCTCTTTTGAATATATCGAAACTTGGTTTAAAATAATCTGTATGAAATCCCATTACCCCTGTTCCACCAAATTGAACATTTCTTAATTCTTTTTCTTCTCCTAAACACCTATGTTTTATTGCTGGAGATTTATAGTAAGATTTAATAGGAAACTTATCAAAACTTCTAGCGTGGTGTGTTACTATAAAACAATCATCTATTTCTTTAATCATATCATAAACGTATGTTGGTGGGTAAATCAAATCATCATCCCCAGTAAAATAATACCCTTTAAAATCTTCTAAAAACATAAATTTTCCAGCATCTCCATAACGGTTATCTGAAAAAACTACGTTTACTTTTTCGTGTGGGTATGGATTAGCTTCATAGTTATTTAAGCATAAATTAACTACATCTACTTGGTCTATTATAGAATCAATAGTTTTTACTAAGTTACTTTCTCTTTCAGATAATGAGGCTATATTAAAACTTATTTTATCCATTTATTAAATATGTTTTACGCCCGTTATTTTTAGTGCAATCATCTTTAGAGTGGTTTATAATACATTCAACTTTACAATCTTTAAAAAACTCTAACTGTGGTTTACCCTCTACATCGTTATTAGTTTCTAATATTATAGTTGCTCCAGTATCTAAACACTTTTGATATATTTCTCTCCAATTCTTTACCCAACTTCCTATACTTAATATAAATATAATATCATAAGCATTTGTTATCTCAAAATTTTCCTTATCAAAGTCTAATGTGATAAAAGATAAATTTCTTAACCCTAATATGTCGCTTATATTATTTGCAGCCTCTATACAAGTTGCATCGTAATCTATTCCAACGCCTAATTTAATTTCTGGTAAATGATGTAACATAGCACCAACATTACATCCTAAGTCTAATACTCTTTTGTCTTTAAAGTCAACAAACTTTTTAATCTCATCAAGTCTTTGCTTCGGGTTTCTTTGCCCTTGTATATGTATCTCGCCAATATCGTAAGAATGATAACCATAATTTGTTCTATTGTTCCATCCGTTGTAGTGGTATTTACCTACTGTTTTTTTTAGTTCGTTTTCAATCTCTAATTTCATAATAACAATCTTTTAAATCTATTCCGTTATATTTTAATAAGGCTATCCTATGGCAGCCATCGTTAATAAGGTATTTTTGTATTTCTCCGTTCCACTCAAGTTGGATTGGTTGCATTTTTGATAAGCTAAATTCCTCTTGTAATTCTTTATATATTTTTTCGCTATGCTCTGGTTGGTTTTTAACAAGCTCGTTGTAGTCTTTATAATCTCCACTTACTAATGTTTTAAAATGTACCGAATTTTCAATACTAAATATGTAATGAGGATAAATAAAAGCCTCACTATCTTTACTTTTTTCTGTTAAATGTTTTACTCTTATATCGTTATAGTCCATACTTTTTTAGTAATCCTTTTATATCGTGTGTCTTTGTATTAAAGTTGCTTTTATCGTGTATTCTGTGGTGAACCAATATATTAGTAACATTTATAAATGTACAATTTTTTTTCATTAATGACAACCATAAATCAAAATCTTCTATCCCATCTATTTCTTCATTCCAACCATTTAATACTTCTCTACGTATTAAAGCTGATGTATTAGCTATTTGGTTTATCCCTCTGTTTGATTTTTCAACTATATCATTATTGCTTATAAATAATTTTGGCATCCCTAAATCTTCTCCATCTTCATTAATATATTCTATCATACTTCCAACAACATCTGAATCATCTAAATAAGGTAATTGAATTTCTAACTTATTTAACATCCATATATCATCATCATCTTGGATAGCTATGTAATCTCCTTTAGCTTCTTTTAATAACTTGTTTAATGTTCTACCCTTTCCTGCTTCTTTATACTTAAATATCCTTATCCTAGAATCTTCTATTTTAGGTATTATTATCTCACAATCATTAAAGCCTATTAATAATTCTATATCTTTATAAGTCTGATTTAATACAGATAAAACAGCCTCTTTAAAATAGGTTGGGTTAGGGTTTCTTGTTGCTAGTAATACGCTAATCATTCCCTTATTTGTTTATGGTTCTTATCAAGCGCTAATATTTTGCTATTCTCGTTTTGCTCTTTCTCTGGTGTGCAATAATCTCTACCTAATATAATACTTGGTCTTACTTCTGTTAAGTATTTATTGTAGTGTGTTTCATCGTGCCATCTTGCTACTATTCCGTTATTATTATCTTTATCTACTCTGCTTGCTATTTCTTCTGACATCTTTAAATAAGCCTCACTTGTACCACCTTGAAAACCACCACAACAATAAGGGTTTATTAAATTAGTATCTTCTAAATATGCTGTTGACTTTTCGTTTAATTCGTAAGTATTTTTTTTGCTTCTGCTTTCTGAATATGGATGTGTTATTGCTGTTAGTCCATCTCCTAGTATTTCATCTCCTACTTCTCCAACTACTAACATATCTGCATCTAAATAAAATAAGTAATCCATTTTAGATAATACATCTTTTTGTTTTATGAATTGGTGGTATCTCATTAACGTAGGATAAGGAAAAGGCTCGTGCTTCATATAAAATCCCATCATCTTATCAGAAAAATAATGTATAAAAACATTATGATTAACTAAAAAATATTTCTTAATAGAAGCCTCTAAAGCTGGTACAAACTTTGTATAACTTGCTGTGGCTATTATTAATATTCCTACATTCATATTTTATTTAATTCGTTATTTAGGCACTTAACATAATCTTTTTCAGTAATAGGCATAGACATATAAGTACTACCATTATCTACACTAACACAAAAATTATGATTATTAACACCAAATTGTATTATAACAAACTTATCATTTTTTGTGTAAAACCTATCATATCTACAAATATTTTTAACCCCCTTAATAATTATCTTATCTTTTTTTTTATAGTAAGAATCTCCAAATATATTAAAACAAGGGTTCATAGCATTTAAAAAACCTATACTACCTATTTCCCAGCCATTTTCTACCAACCATCTTTCAAACCCAAAAACACCAGTGGCTACTCCAGTAGAATTCTTTTTTATTATTTCATATTCTTTAGAGTTGAAGTAATTATAAAACTTTAAACTAACCTCATCCTTTGGTATTTCTTTATATGTTTCATAAGCCTTACCTACTTTATAGTTATTAAAACAAACATAACCACAATACCCTCTAAATAAATAGGTCTTTTTATTATTCTTAATAACACAGTCCTTTTTAGGCTTCCAGTAATAACCACCACCTTTTATATTTATAATATGCTCATTTATAAAACCACCCATCCTTTACAATATAAATCTGATACATTAACATTTTCTTTACTTCCTGCAAACCACTTATCTGGTGCTATTACTATTTTATTAGGGGTTGGATTTAACCAAGCACCCCACCAACTGAATGATGAATTACTAATTATGTTGTGTTCGCAACGGCTCATTAATTCTAAATCTTCTCTTTCGTTTCCGTTTGATATTTCAAAAGGTAAATTCTCACTACACCATTGTTTATCATCTGTGAATACTATAAAATCATTATACCCTAAGTCTTTAAAATACTTAACTGCTTTTTTAATATACTCTAAAGTAACTACTGGATGACATTCTATATTACAATAATCCCCACGCCTTACGTGAATACTAATTTTATTTATTTGTTCTCTATTCCAATCCTTTGTAAAGTGTTTTATTATTTCTTCTTTGCAATGGCTAAAATATTTTTCACTTTGAAAGTAACCACTTAAACAAAGGTTTTCCATATATGGAATTTCTCTATACTCAAAACAAGGCTCTTTATATATTGGTAATCCTTGTAAATTAAATTCATAAGGCATATTATGTTTTAAAGCATAACCTATTGTGGCTGCCTCTTGAAACATTTGATTACCTAACCTACCTACGTAATTACAACTTACCATATCTTAAATGTTGGTTATCAGTTTCCATTTGTACTAAATCGCTATACCCTGCTTTTTGCCAAGTTAACTCTGGGTATGATATAAAACAATTATTTTCTTTTTGAAATTCTGTATAAAGAACATCTACTTTATAGGCTCTTTTTTCTAAATGCTTTATTAGCTTCTCTATTGAGTTAATATTTACTAAATAAGATTGTGTGCATAAAACATTATTAGCTATCTTTAAATGGTCCGAATAGTCTTTTATAGCATCTTCCCATAATAAAGAACCACCAAGAAAAAATAAATCCCAGTCTTTTGGTAGTTCGCATAATCTCTTAGTAAAGTTTTCCCAAAAGTTATCTCCAAATACACAATCATCTTCTAATATTAAAGCGTGTCCCTCTCCTTGTAATGCTAGTTTTAATACTTCTAAATGACTTTCATAACACCCTAAAGCACCTTTCATTATCTTGCCTTCTACATTTGGGTATTTCTCCCTACCGTTTATTGCTTCAAATAATTTAAAATCTAACTTAACCTTATTACATTCTTTTGTAATATGTTGTAGTCTATCCTTTCTGTGCTTTAAGTTAATTACGTAAACCTGCATAGTTGTTCATCTTTGAAATATGACCTTTGCGATGTTCACAAAGTGTGTCTTTTGCGTGGTACATATTATATCCTTTACTTAATAAATTTCTACTTATCTGCCCCCCTACTCCACTACCTAATCTTTTTTCTCCTTCCCATCTATCTGGGTTTATATATCTTATGTTTACTTCTTCAAAAAACTTTCTTTCAGCTATAAAACATAAGTCATTCCATTGTGATAATATAACATCTCCTTTTATTTTTGGTTGTAGATTAGTCCAACAAGGGGCTTTAATTCTATCATCACTCAACAAAGATAAACAAATCTTGCTATTATCCAAAATTGATTCGTATAATTCTATTGATTTTTTTACAAAGTCTTTACATAACACAACATCATCGGGAATAAATATATAATAATCGTAATCGTATTCATTTAATATAAAGTTAAATATTCTTTGAAACTTTCTCCAAGCGTTTTTCTTTCCGTAGTTTTTGCTAAACTGATAAAAATAAAAATCTCCAGTTAATCTAAAGTTGCTATTATCATCCCATACTACAACATCATATCCCTTTAATTGAGATAATGTTTCCTCTAGCATTTCTTTTCTATCGTAGCTTGTTATGTTAATTAGAACATTCATTCTCTATATTATGTTGAGCTAATTTATTATATAAGGTTCTTTCTGTTATTCCTAATATTAAAGCTGTTGTATTTCTTTTGTGTTTGACTAATTTAGATATTTTTATTATATGGTTTCTTTCCATTAAGTTAAGGTTGAACTCTCCTTTGTAATCTTTTTCTGTAAATATATCCATTATTTTTTAATTACTCTTTTATTGTTAGTTCTTCTCCTGTTAATGCAAAGTAAAGGTTTTGTAGTTGGTGTACGTAATCTATTGTTTTTTCCTTTTGATAGTTTACGTATTTTTCATCATTCCATTTAAATTTATATCCTTTTGCGTAACTTCCCATTGCAATATATTCCCAATATATTATATCTAATTCTTTCCAATTTCTTTCGTCTTTATAACCAAGTTTTTCATCTTTTGACTTATCAATTATCCTAAACGTCCTTTCGTTTATTTTTTCAAACCCAAACTTTATCAACCATTCTTCTGTTAGTGGTATTGGTAATAAACATTCTGTAATATCATCAAATTCACTTGCCTTATAAATATCATAAGCATCTAATTGATAATCTTTATTTTCATAAATATTTTCTTTTACCAATACAACCCAATTTCCTATTCTTAAATCTGTTGCTTTTAATTCCATAGTTTTAATGCTTTATCTGTTAGGGTTAAATTGTAAGGTATTAAGTCTTCTATTGTTTCGGTAGTGAATTTATCAATAATTATTTTAGGTAGCCTCCCATTATCTAAACACCCGTATGTACTTTGTAATCTTAAAAAATCACACTCGAATAAACACAAGTCTTTTGCTTTTTGGTATTGTGTAACAGCTCTTTGTCTTGATGCTAAACTTGGGTAATCCATATTATATGGCTCTTCTAATAAATTCCCATCTTCATCACAAGGTATAAACATTCCTAATTCTAAAGGGCGTTTTAAAAAGTTGGCGTACTTGGTAATTCTATCTAAATTTTCTTTTGAATATGGCTCACTTGATGCCTTATCCCATTTACCACTTAATACGAAGTCTGTCATTGAAATTAATTTATCCATAATTCATAAGTATTAACAAGGCTAAAGTATAGCCTATAATTGTTCCTGTTAGTATTGCTAATAGTATTGTTATTTTAGTTGGTGATTTCATTTATTTGTTTTGTATTATCTTTTTAACTTCTTGACTACACACCCCACATTAAAACGTGGGATAACAGCCGATAATTTGCATTAAAACGCAAACTATCTTGGTGTTGTGCTTCATTAAAACGCCACTTCGTTAAGCACAACACGCAATATAAATAATGCTTAGTGTAGTGCTTCGATTTAACTTTTCTGCGTTCATTCTTTTTCTTTTTTTGCCCACGCTCTTTTGCTTTTTCAAAGCAATTAGGTAAACAAATTATTCATTAATGGCTCTAATCTCTTTTCAATTATATCACAGTATTCTTTTGATATTTCGCTACCTATCCATTTTCTATTGGCACATATCGCAGTTTTTGCAACTGTACCACTCCCCATAAATGGGTCATAAATTAAATCGTTTTCATTGCTCCAACTTAAAATATGGTAGTAAGCTAAATATTCAGGAAATGTTGCAGGATGCTCAAACGTAATTTTGTCTTTACTTCCTACCATAAACCCAGCAGGAATATACCAAATGTTTTCAGCAAGGCAATACATATCATCCTGTGCGTTTTGTAATCTTAAAACAGCTTTTTCATTTGGGTTTAATGTTTCACCATTTTTATTTCTGTATGTTTTCGATGCAACATTATCTGAAAATGATTTTTCGCTTTTCAATTGTTTTAGTACCGGGTTAAATGTATTTGCTTTTCCTTTACTAAAAACAAACATATATTCAAATGCCTGTTGGTATCTTACATTTGACGGGAAAGGGGAAACTCTTTTGTAAATCATAGTATCGTGTAAATTAAAACCACATTCCATAAAATACAAAGCCTGTTTAAAACTTGTACCTGATTCACTACCATCTTTTGTAGCATCACCAACAACCCAAACAACATATCCGCCATTTTTTGTTACCCGGTATAATTCTTTCGCTACATTTTCAAAGTCAAAAGAATAACCGTTATAGTTTCTTAAATCATCATATGGCGGTGATGTTACAGTCAAATCAATAAAACAATCAGGCATCTTTGCCATTGTTTCCAAGTTACTCTCATTATAATTTACATTCGTTTCCATATTAAACTTTTTTAAAAACCCTCCCTAAAAAAAAAGAAAAAGGGTTCGTGCTTCGTATCTAATTTTCTGCGTAATTTTCGCACTATTCATATTGCCACCGTTGTGTGTAATACTATTTAGCGAAGTTATCCAATAAGCAAAAGTTTACATTAGGTTTTCTTGCTTCCCTATCCTTTTCGTCTATTGGTCTGCCATTAGCGTGTTCCTTTTTCTTAATTATTTCAACGTTTTTAAGGTTATGCTTTTCAATTAGGTTATCATGCTTGCCACCTCTACTTGCTGTTAGTGTTAAGTTTGTAGGTATTTCACCCAATCTATTCACCCAATAGTTAACGCTTTTTGTATAAGCCCAAAACTCAACATCTTTATGCTCCGAACAAAGTTTTATCCACATATCAAAATACTCTTGTGAGTAAAAATCCCCACTCATGTGTATTCTAATATGCTTTGCCTTTGCTGGTATTTCTGGTATGCCTCCACCACGTAGAAAATCAAAGTTTTTCCACCTATGCTCACGTACTGCGGGGAATCTTTCCTGCATAGCTGAATAGCATCTGTATGCACTACTTTTATTATCAAACTTTCCAGTATCTCTATCTACTTTCACTAAACATTCAAGGGCAAATGGGCAACTAAATCCACTCGGTAAATTCCATTCATATACTATGCCGTCATAGTATTTTGTTTTCCTTAAAAACTTCATTCTATTTAATTTTATCTGTTAATAATCCGTACTATGCACAACAACGTATAAAGCGCATTAAAACGCACCTTATACAATGCGTTATCTTCTTCTTTCATAATTCACACTTCTAATATTTTTAATCCATTTTCACTAAAATTTCTTGTTTCATACATTCCTGTTACTTCATTATAATATTCACCATATACATCAGTCCATTCAATTTTTTCCCCAAATATAATATTTTCTTTTTCAATAACGCTTAGTACTAATACACGCCTATCTGTTAGTACACACATATAAACTTCATTTTCTTTAATTTCCATAATTCCTAATTTAATTATTGTTTAATCTGTTTGGCTTTTAAATTTTCATATAACTTAAAATGAGCCTCACTTCTTTCTTGGCTTTCTTTTAGTTTATCCTTTAATTCTTTGTTTTCTTCAATTATTGGCTCGATTACCTTTTCTTTAATTACTTCCTTTTCTCTTTCTGACTGCTTAACCATTTCTTCAAGTTCTTCTATTTGCTTTGCTTGGGATAATATTATTTTTTGATTAAAAGAAAGAATATGACCATCTTTTTTTAATTCTTGTAAAGTTTTTGCAATTTCTTCTATTTCCATAATCTTATTTTTTACTTATGCTAACTAATTATCTTAAATATTTAGCCTTTAATGTGTGTACTATCTCCTTGTTTACACTCCTATCATTCTTTTTAGCTTCTTTCTCTATTTTCTTAAATAGTTCTTCTTCTGCTTCTATTAGTTTCTTTTTCATATTGTTTTAGTTTTTTAGTAGTAATACATATCAGAAATCATATCTTCTCTCATCTTCCCTGTAATTTCTTCAATTTCATCAATAGCTCTATACCCATTTAATTTAGTCATTTTTGTAAAGTTATCATAATAATAACTTCCAACCTTAATAACTTCTCCGTAATAAAGCCTATAACCTACCATAAAAGAAACATTTACTTTTTCTAATTTATCAAAATAACATTCCTGTTGACATTCTAAAATCTTTTCAGCTTTATCTAACTCTTTATCAGTTTCTAAAGTGTTTTCTCCTCTTCTAATCAACTCTGTGTTAACTCTTATAATTCTTTTGTTTTCTTCTCTAACTTTTAAGTTTTCGTTAAATTCTTTTGTCGTTGTTTTCATTGTCAAGTATTTTTTAATGTTTGTTTTAAATTATAATGTAAAGATACATATATATTTTATATATACAAACTATTTAACAACTTTTTTTAATCTTTTTTGCTAACTTATTGATTTTCATTGCTTTTACTCCTGCAAATTTTTTATTAATTCTTTATAATATTCTATCAATTCTCTTAACTCCATTCTACTCCACTTTTTTTGTATGATTGTTTATATGTCTAGTAAATGGTCTATTTTTACTCAAGGCGTGCCATCTACCAACCTTAACACAGTGTTTTACATTTTCAGATTGCGTACACCACTCTAAATTCTCTATTCTATTATCTTTTCTATCACTATTTATGTGGTTAATAAATGGTTTATTTTCTGGGTTAGGTATAAATGCTTTTGCTATAATTCTATGTAACATAACACGCCTAGATTTACCCTTATTAGATAGTTTAATTCTTAGGTAGCCCAAACCATTATCTAATGGTTTTAAATAGTAACCATCCCTATATTTTAAATTACATCTTTTTAGGTTGCTAATTCTCTTGACTCTACCTAAATTAGATACTTTATAGATGCCCTCATATCCAACGACATCTTTCCAAATTTCTTTTGTCATTTTATTACGCTTTTATTCACGTTGTTAAAGAATCGGTGCGTGAACGTGAACACTTTGCATAGGTTAATTAGACCTAACACCGATATAAAGTTAAGAATTATTTTTTATATATTCATTCAAAGCCTTTAATAATATCTCTTTTTCATAATTACTCCATTTCATAGTTTGATTAGCTTTTAACCTTAATGCGTTATACCAATCTTCCCCCCTTTGTTCTTTTGCAAATTCTATAAATTCTAATGGGCTTTTATGAGCAGACCAACTACCAAATGTATGATGTGCCACACATAGACAATAACCATTTGTTAAATCCCATCTTACAGAACGGTTAGACCTACTATAAACGTGGTGTGAATTTAATGTTGTTTCTTTACCGCATTTTTCACATTTAAACCCAGCCTTTACTTTTATTGCTTTACTCCAAGCTTCATCTAATTTACCGTCTATTCCTTTTAGTTTTTTCATCTATTTATTAGTTGGTTTGTTGTTAGTGGTTTTCTTGCCATTGTTTTTCATTTAATAGTTTTTCTAAATCTATATCACTTATCTCTTCATACCTTGTTCTTTCCTTTAATTTTGAGTACGGTAATTTTATAGTATGATACCAAGCACCGTTACTTCTTCTTCCAGTACCTACCTTTTCATACTTTAATCCTTTTATGTAAAATACTAACATTTGTTTATGTATTTTTTCTTTAAATTCTTTAAAAATTCAATATCCTTTTTGCAAACTAATATTTCTTTTTGCTTATGCTCATAGTTTCCGTTCTGAAAAATCTGAATACATTTTATATTTTCTTTTATTAATTGGTTTATTAATTCTATATTCTTTTCCATATTTAAAAATCTACATTAGGTAATATTGTAGTAAATGGCTTTGGCTCTTTTAAATCTTCTAATTCTATAAATTTAGTTAATTCAGCATTAAATCCAAGTGTTATATGCTTAGTTGCTCCGTGCCTATTTTTAGCAAAATATATAATTGCTTTTCCTGCTGTACTTTCTCCGTTTTCATCTTCTGAAATTCCATAATACTCTGGTCTATAAATAAACCTTACTATGTCAGCATCTTGCTCAATACTTCCGCTATCTCTTAAATCTGATAATTGAGGTAATTTAGCCCCACCCCTAGACTCTACTGCTCTACTTAATTGGCTTAAACATATTATTGGAGTATCTAATTCTTTGGCTAGTAATTTTAATTCCCTTGAAATTTCGCTTACTTCGTTTTCTTTACTTCTACCCTTATCAACTCTATGTTTAATCAACTGTAAATAATCAATATAAATAGCGTCTAATTTTCTTATTGCGTTTTCTTTTCTGCTTTGTGCTTTTATTTGATATAATGTATAGCAGTTATCTATTAACTTAAACCCACTATCTATTATAGGCTTTATTTTTTCATTTAAAGTATTGAAATCAATTTTTTCTTCATTGCTTAAATTCTTTAATTCTATATCCGTTATTAAAGCTATTTGTCTTTTCATTAACTCTACTCCAGACATTTCTAAACTAAAAAATAATATATTCTTTTCAAAATCAATAGAACTGTTTAAAGCCTCTGTTATTGCTAGACTTGTTTTACCCATTGCTGGACGCGCTGCTAATATTATTAAATGTCCTTTTTGCCATCCTCCAGTCAATCTATCTACTTCTGTAAATCCAGTAGGACAACCAGTTAACCCTTTATTGTTTTTTGCAAATTCAATCTCTTTAATAGCCTTTCTTATTAATTCTATATTATCATCAGAATCTTTATTTATTAATATATCTGATAGTTTTATAATGTCGTTATTTAGATTTTGGCTAATTTCAAATACATCGCTTGTTTTATTATTTGCATCATTAACAATTCTATTTGAAATAACTAATAATTCTCTTTTAAATTGACACTCTTTTAACATAGATAAATACTTACTTATATTGTAAATATTTAAAGGACTATCATAATTAAATAAATCTATTTTATCATTTTTTAGTTGGCTTTCTAAAGTATCAAAATCAACCTTATAACCTTTATCTTTAATTTCTAACATCGCCTTAATAACTTCTTTGTTATTTAGGTCGTAAAACATATCAACACTAATATCATTAATGTTTTCTAAAAGTAAATCATCATTACCTATAAATGTAGATATTACTTGTTTTTCTATTTTTAAGTCTTTTATCATTTGAAACTAAATGTATCTTTTTTATCTACTTCTTTAATGTAAGGTAAAGTATTTAATAAAGTTGATTTCCAATTTTTAATTGATTTACCATTTCCATTTTTCCAATCATTCTCAATCCAGCTTTCGTATTTTAATTTAAGCGTATTAATACATACTTTAGGTTTCTTTTCTAAAGAGTATTTTTTAAAATCTTCAAAAGTGGGTATATTTTTATTATCTATATCATTATCTATATCATTATCTATATCGGGTTTTTTGGGTTTAGTTGGGTTGCCAGATAACCCACTGGGTTTTTTGGGTTTCTTTGGTCTACCACCTAACCCACCGTTTCTCCTATTCCTATCACATATTTCTTCATACTTTTTTAAATCTCTTTTTAATTGTTGTTGTATTGGTTTCCAAGCACCTAGTAAAACCCTATCTTCTAAAACTGGGTTCATATCATTTACATACTCCAAAAGATGTTGAAATAATTTGCCTTTTTCCTCGTTAGTAAGGTGGTCTATTGTGTGAATAATATCACAATAAATGAGAAATGATTTTTTGTTTTCTGCCATTTTAATACATTTTTTACTATACGTTATTTATATTAGAGTAGTAGCAGGAACGTATAAACCTCATTGAATCAGACCGCTAAATCTGAACTACTACTGCAAATATAAGCATAATTTTTAATTAAATAAACATTTTCCTAATAAATTTCATTGCTAAATTTTCAGCGTGTTCTATTGCTTCTTCTTTAGTTGGTATATTAGAAACTTTAATATCCTTT